CCACGCTGCGCCATCTTCGCCAGCGTGGCACCAGTCGGATCGACCGAGGCAGCGGGCCGTCTCGCCGCCATCGTCGCGCCCGGCGGTGTTGTCGGCTTCGCCGCTGAGCGGCCATACATCGTCGGGTTGGCCTGCATATTCTGGCGCATGGCGTCCATGGCGCGGGCCTTCCTCGCTGCTTCTGCCTCGGGCGAATTGGCCATCGCCTTGACCCGGCTCATCTGCTGCATCTCGGTTGCCGAGTAGGGAGCGGCAGCCGGCATGGCGTGCGGGTTGTGGAAAGACTGCATCGGCCCGCGAGGAGCGTGCGCGATGGCACCCTCCGCCTTGCCCATCATCGTCGGCATCTTCGTAGCACCTGCTCCGAGAGCCGCACCACCGGCTGCACCAACGAGAGCATTGCGAAGATGGTGGCCTGCGGCGAGACCCTGCGCCTCTCCGGGCGACTTATGAAGCGCCCCTCCAACTGCACCAAGAAGAGCTCCGGCTCCCATTGCCTTACCCATGGGAGCGAATGCGAGCTTCGGCGAGCCCAGAGCCTGGTAGCCACGGGCGGCGTAGTCGGCCACGCCCTTCTGCAGCGTCGGTCCATTCGGGATGCGAGAGAGGCCGTAGCCAGCAGCGCCACCAAGAGCTGCTCCACCAAGCGCCCCGGACATCCGGTGGCCAGGCTGAGCAGTGGCTGCGCCACCTAGAGCTCCGAGTGCAGCACCACCGGCGGCCATTGCACGCTGAGGACGCATCGCCGCATAGCCCAGAGCCTTGCCGGCGAGAGGCTTCACGGCGCCCATGATCGTGCCGGCGATCCCTGCTTCCTTCGCCATGTCGCGACCCATCCGGGCTGCGAGCTTGGTTTGCTGGACCAGCCGATCGAGGCGAGGAGTGCTGTCCTTCTGATCCAACAGGCTATTGAGCGACTCGGTGAGCTCGCCAGCGTGGTTCTGGATCTCGGCCTGCGCGGTCTTGACGATCGCGTCCTCGAACTCCTCGAGCTTGCTCTTCTCGAGCAGTGCTGCAGCGGTGACGATGTTCATCTCAGCCCTTCCCCGTCAGGGTGTGCAGCAGCTTGGTGCCAGCATGGATACCGCCGACACCAGCCAGCAGGCCAGCCTTAACCGGATGCTTCCTCGCGGTCGATGCGAGGTTGGCATTGAAGTCGGCGATATTGTTGGTGATCTTCCCGGCGAAGCCCTTCGGCTCTGGCCGACTTTCTCTTTCGTGTTTCGCGGTCTGAAGAGAGTGCTCGAGCTTGCTCTGCCCGCCCAGCTCCTTCTTGCCGCGAGAGCTCAGCCCCATTCCCAGCCCGAATGCCGCGGCGCCGGCGAGACCTGCGATCGCAGCAGGCTTCGACTCGGTGACGGCTCGGATGGTTCCTGTGGGCTCGAACCGGCGAGCTGCTTCCAGCGCGCTGTGGCCCAGAGCTCGAAGGTCCATGGCTTCCTTCGTCTGCTCCTGCTGATGTTCCTTCGGCTGGCGAACGTCGATGAAGAAGCGAGCCGCATCGGCCCACTCCTTCGCCTCGTCCTCCTTGTTCTTCATCCCATCGAGGAAGTCGTCATCTGAAGCCACGAGTCACCTCTCAGGTGTAGAAGAGAATGAGCTGACCACTGTTGGTCGCAACGATCGCAATGACCGTCGTGACATTGGTGGTCAGGAACTTGGTCAGTGCGTTCGGATCGATGAAGATCTGGCACTTTGCGCCGGTGATGAAGGCCATGCTGTGATTCTCCTCTCGGTCCCACTAAGTGGGAACCCGAGTCTACCAGCCCCCGTAGAAGCCGTTGGTCCAGAGATATTCCGAGTGCATGCCCTGACCCCAACCGAGCTCGATGTTGATCGCGATCTTGAGCTTCTGCTTCTTCTCCTCGTACCGGTTCCCGATGAGCTGCAGCCAGGATTGGATGAGCGGCGTTTTGTCGCTCACCCCCACCTGAATACCACCATCCGAGAAGGTGAGGTGGTTTCTCGTCATCAGGAGACCGATCGACTCGAGAAGAGAAATGACGATGCCCCGAAGAAGAAGGCTCTTCGAAGGGAAGTTTTGCAGATCAACTCGAGGGATGAGCGGAGGCGTAGAGTTCCAATCGTCGATTGCATCGGCGACGGCCCACATGATCATCCGGTCCGAATGCTCTTGGCCACGAATGAGCCTGTTGAGCTCCGGGTAGTCCCGAAGGTACAGGCGTACCGTGTTGATGAGTTGTTGGAGTGGAACGGGGATACTGGGGACATTGTTGCCAACAATATCCCCGTCCACGTCGTCGAAGAACGGCATGGACTACCTCACTTCTTGTCGGTCTTCGGAACGTCCAGCTCGTCGAGCTTGTAGGTCTTCTTCTTGGTGACCTCCATCGAGAACACGTCGACGGGGGCGGACTCCTCCTTGGGAGCCTCGGTGGGCGCTGCCTCGGCCTTGGGCTCTTCCTTCGCCTTCGGCTTGGTGGTGAGCCTCTGCTCGAGCTCTTCCTGCGTGAGCCGAGAGCGGCCAACCTTCCGCATCTTCGAGGCCTCGTACCACGAAGGGAGCTGGCCGATGACGACGAGCCCATCCTTCTCGAGCTTGCGAAGACGCGCATCCACCATCGATGCCGGGAGAGTGAGGGTCTCGCCGGGGTCGAGGAGAGCGGTGTAGATGGCAAGACGGGTCGGAGTCTGCTTGGACTCCGGCGCGTCGGTGATGTTCGTGATGCTGACGACCATGCCCATGTTCAGCCTCCCTTACTTCTTGCTCTTCGGGTTCTTGGGCTGCGCCTGCGGCTTGGTCTCGACGCGAGTCGTCTCCGCTTGCGACGGCTCTGAGAAGAGGCTCGAGGCATCCTCGGACGGCTTCGATTCCGGCGTCGGAGTGTAGTTCTCGGGCACGAGCGTCTCGGGGATCAGCGAGGGCTGCGGCGCTGTCCCGCTCTTCTGCACGCTGGCCTTGGCTCCGGCATCGACCAAGGACTGGGCGAGCTTGGTGGCCGCAGCTTCGTCGACACCTCCCAGCACGATCACAGGAGCCATGCCGAGAAGGTCGCTTGCCTCCTTGATTGAGAGCTGAGTGCTCTCACGAAGAGCCTTCACCACGCCGATCTGGTTGGTGCCCACTTCGCCCACCCAGACATCGAACTCGCCCGGCTGCGGCGAGAGGAGCCCGCCTTCGGACAGAGTCTCCTTGGGAGCAGCAGCCGCCTCTTCGGCGGCAAGCCGCTTCTCCCGCTCGATGATCGACTCGGCGGCCTCTTCCGAGTAGCCAGCCGCCATGACTTCTTCCTTCGTCGGGACCCTCCGACCGCCTTCCCCACCGACCTTCTCCCAAGAGACCACACCCCACTTGTTCCACAGCTCGAGGTTGGCCCTGTTGTGCTCGAAGAGCTCGTCACTGATGACCATCGACTGGCGAATGCGCAGACGACGGCCGCCAATGACTGGCTCCATTTGCATCTTGGAAGCCTTGCGGTGAAGGAAGCGCTTGTCGTGGTCGAGTGCCGTGTTCTTCAGCTTGTACGACATCTCCAACCTCTCGCTTCCTACCTCCGATTGGAGGTGGCAGAAAAAAGCGCCCAGAGGCTGAAGGGATCCTCCCTCCTCTGGGCGCTGAACTACGATTGCGCGGCGCCCCGCGCCGTCTCGATTAGAACTGCGAGACGTTCGGGAACTTCAGACCGGAGTCCACCTTGTTGTTGACCGCACCGAGCTGGTCCTCGTCGACCGGCAGCAGGGCCGCGAAGCCCGTGTCGGTGGAGGTCGGGGTCACCGACCCGCCGTACAGCTCGAGCTTGGCCATCGACGCGATGTTGATGACCGCCACGGCGACGTCCATCCAGGACTGCCAGGTGATCATGTTTGCGATCTTGTCGATGTAGAACTTCGTGTTGTTGAGCACGTAGTTCTTGCCGAGGAACTCCGGCGCCGTGAAGCAGTACACGTTACCGACGCGGAGGATGTCGGTCTTCACCGTGCGGATCAGCTTGCGACCCAGCAGGGTGTTGTACTTGTAGCCGTCGACCGCGGTCTCCGACTGCATCTTGTCGCCGAAGTCCTGCAGCGTCCACGACAGGATGTCGTCGTAGTCGGGCTCCGTCATCAGGAGCCGCTCCGCACGCAGGCGGTTGCCGTCGATCAGCTTGAACAGGTTCACCAGGTCCGGGCGGAGGATCGGGTGGATGATGAAGTCGTTCGCACCCGCCGCGATGGCGCCCTGGCCCTTCACGACGCGGATCTGCTTCGTCGTGCCCGCCACCACACTGGTGACGTTCATCGGCTGCACGCCGCCGTTGCCGTCGGTCTGCATCGCCTGGATGCCGGCCTCGACGAACAGCAGCCACGTCCGATCCTTGACCTCCTGGAGGTCCTTCACCGAGTTGTCCTCGATGATCTTGGTGATCGGCATCTCGTAGGCGAGGAGCTCCTGCTCGGTCTTCTCGAACTTCTCCGAGGAGATCGTGAAGAAGGGGACCTCGGCACGAGGCGCGCGGATGAAGCGCGCGGTCGGCTGGCCGCGGAAGGTGATCGACAGCGCGCGAGACTGCGGCTCGATGTCGACGATCTTCACCAGGGTGTCGTGGTTGACCGAGCGCTGGCAGTCGGTGCGAGTCACCGGCTCCGGCGGCTGGATCTTGTCCACGAAGCACACTTCACGGAGACGGTCACGGATGTAGACCGACCCGACTTCGGCGATCTTCTCCTTGCCCTCCGACGAGTTCAGCTTACCGCTGAACATCTCATTCAGAACCTGCGCTGGAACGCTCATGCTATCTCTCCCTTCCGTTCTACGGGTTCGCTTTCGCGTCCCAGTTCAGATGGTGATCTGGAAGAAGCCCTGGTGGAGGAACCGGATCTTTCCGGTCGCCGTCAGGCGCGTGACGATGCCGACCACCATGTGCTGACCGGTGCCGGCGGCCTTGATGACGCCGCGCTTCGTCAGACCGCCGATGGTGCAGTCGGCGACCACCAGGAAGTTGCCCACCGCGAGACCCGCCGTGTTGACGATCGTCGTGTCCGCTTCGTAGGCACCGGCCCACAGCAAGGTCGACTTGCTGATGGCCTGCGTGTCGTACTGGCCGCGGAGCGAGAACACCTGCCAGGAGGCCGAAGCCGCCTCACCGGTGCCGCGCTTGACGGTGTACGTCGTGGTATCCATCTCGAGCCACTCGCCATCGACGAGCGGATTGGTGGCGTTCGGGTTGAGGATCGTCGGGTCCGTCAGCGTGAAGTCGCGGCGCTGGACCGGAAGAACCTCGGAGATCAGGGTCAGGTTTGGAGCCAGGCTCATCTTCGTTCTCCTTGCGTGTCGATCGGGTTAGTCGCCGAGGATCGCTGCCTCGAGGGCGCTCTTCGCGTCCGAGGGATTCCCCGGGTTGTCGGAGAGCGAAGCCAGCTTGATCTGCGGTGCGGACATGTCGACGGCCTTCTCGATGACGTCGAGGTCTTGGGCGGGGTCCATCAGACCATCCACCTTCTGCTGGAAGTTGGTCTCGGGGTCGAGCCCCTTGGCCTCCAGACGCATGGCGATCTTCTCCGCCCTTTCGCGGCGCTGATAGAAAGCCAGCTTCTCCTGCTGCTCTCCGATCGTCGCCTCTTGGGACTGGATCTTCTGCTGCTGAGCGCGGAGGGTCGGACCGACCTGCCCCAGGATCTGGGCCGCCTGCTCGCTGGAAATCTTCTGCATGCTCATGGTCGTCTCCTGATCCGTCGTCTCAGTAGCAGCCTGCGTTGCCTTCCTTGACCTCACCCGGGTGAGGTCAAGGAAGGCAACGCAGGCTGCTACTGAGACGACGGATCAGGAGACGACCATG